TATCTGCGCGAGGATTGCCGAATGCCCGTACCCCGACAGCTTGACATGCACGCCGCTCTGGAACGCACCTGGCAAGATCACATCACGGTCGCGATCGACTTCGCCGAGTACATAGACGACAGCCGTAACTTCACCTTTAGCGTCATCTACAATTTCCATGGGGCCGAGAGCCTTGGTCCCGATCTCACGATCACCATCTTTAGGTGTTGTCATAAAGCCTGCTCCTTCCCGTCCGATTTCTTACGGCTCATCTTAGCCCGATATGCAGGATCGGCCCATCGCTTGCACATCTCGGCCTTTTTCTGCGCGACAAACTCGGGATTTCGCCAAGCGCGTGCACCAGCGATACTGAGCTTTGCCTTGGTCTCCGGCCTATTGTGGCTCTTACGTATGGCAGCGCTAAGACGTGCGCGATAGGCCGGATCGGCGGTCGTGACCCGCCGGGCGGTGCTGCAGCGATCTTTCCATGCAGCGTCACGACGAAAGCCACGCGTCGCCCACATCTCTTTGACTTTCTCGCTCGTTAGCCTACCAGAGGTTGGCGGTAATCGACCTTTCCGTGCCGCATCTTGGAGATTGTCCTTTGCCGTGCCCAAGAACAGGTGTCGGGGGTTGACGCAGGGTGGATTGTCACAGGTATGACAGACGAACAATTCTCCAGGGTCTACGCCATGGGAAAGCGCGTAAGCATATCGATGGGCTAGCACGTCCAAGTGAAGCGGCGTCCCCATGCGACCGTATGGTTGCTTACCTTTGTACCGCGAGCCGAGCCAGGGCCAGCAGGCCTTAGGGCCACCAGAGCGGTCAACGCGCGTCCAGAAATACGCTGTGTTACCCGGGTTTGGGCGCACCGGCTTAATGGGAGTCATATTTCCTCCTCAATCGTCCTCCTTCTCCGTGCCGCCATCCAACGGCGGCGTGTCCTTGGGCGGTGTAGTCTCGTCCGCGGCCGGCGTGGGTTTCACCATCTCATGCATGTAGTGATCGTGCGTCTCGTCCACCGTGTAGCCGAGCTCGCGCCGCGCCTCGCCCTGCGTGATCAGATTCGCCGACCAGTCGTTGCGCACGCGGTCGTGCTTGCCCGCGACATCTTCCCACAGCGCCCGCACCTTCGAGGTATCGAACGCCGACCGAAAGAGACTGGTGTTCGACTGGAACTCGGGGAGCAGCGAGCGGTCGATCTCGTCAGCGATGATCTCCTGGTTCGGCATCACGGCGCCTTTCCAGGCGAGCTGAATCAGTTCGCGCATCGTGTTGTGCGTCACGATGAAGTTGTCGGTTAGGTACAGCCCACCATTGACCTCGATGCACTGCGCATACTCCTGGCGCACGAAGCTGATTGCCCGGAACTTGCGAGTGGCTGGCTTTGTCCGATCCCGACACCGTTCCGCTTTCTCTGAGCAGTAGAACAGGCCCGGCGCGTCGTCAATAACGATGGAGAGGTGGTAACGATCATGGCGCGAGCGCATGGGATGACCATGAATCATCCGTTCACGCCGGTTGGCACGCTTCAAACTCTGTAGCGTGTAGCCGCCGAGAGACTGCACCATCCACGTCACGTCCGCCGCCAACCGGGCAGACGTCTGTTCGAGAGCTGGCTGCCCGTGGTGATTCACGAAGCCATCGCCATCGAGCAACCCGCGGAGCAGCTCGCGGCGTACACGACTGGAGTTGTACTTATAGGGGTCGGGGATGAACTTCTCGGGAGAGTAGAGCATCCACAGGCCCAGACGGCGCAGTTCATCCTTGAACGGGTTCCGGTTGCCGCTCCCTCCACCCTTGCCACGCCCGAGTGCATGGTCTCGGTAGCCGATCCGATAGTCGTACCGCGACACCGGGGTGACGTCATAGCCGACTGCAACTTCTTCCCTCATCCTCTCCACGATCTCAGCATCCGAGTTGGAAAAGAAGAGATTCTCACGGAAGGAACCGTCCGCGAGCAGCAGCCCCATAACATAGGGTGGGATAAGAGTCGGCTGCTCCTCAAACTCCGTCGTCCCTTGGAGGGGCAAGGATGCTCGTCTGAGCTTCCACGAAGGCATCCTCGCGATTTCTGACAGTGGCAGTACGCATCGCTCCTTGTGATTGGGCAGCTTGACGTCCCAGAGATGATCAATGGTGCTTTCGGCTGTCGAGCCATCCTGAAACGTGATGCGGTAGATGTCCTGCACGCCTTGGGGATAGACATGCTTCACCCGACCCCAAGTCCCGGGGATCGCCACCATCTGCCCCGGCTCAACCTCTCCCATCGTCGTTGGCCCAGTCGGCGTCCATAGGCGAGCCGAGAGCGGTTGCGGCGCGCCGACCTTTGTTTGCTGCAGGCCGGTTCCAAAACCCACCACGGCAGCCGGGATGCCCAGCGCCGCCGTGACACGCTCCTCACCGATATCGCGAATCGGTCCCAGGTCGAGGCCCTGGAGATTGTACTGCATGACGTGCACATCGGTCGGCCGACCCAGCGCTAGGGTTGCACCGCGCTGGCTCCCAGTGAACGACGACTGGATGTAGTCCTTGACTTCCTTAACATCGGCGGTCGAAGCCGTGCCTTCCTTGGGCGCGATCACGATGCCGATCACGCCCAAGTTCTTCAGGACCGCAGCGGTGAAGGCGGAGGCTTGGGCATCGGTATAGACCTCGCGCATCACGGCGGCGAGCTGCGAGAAGCCACGGCGGATGTTCTCGGGGTCCATGCCGAACCGGAAGTGGACCACATCCCCCGGATCAAGCCGGCGCGTTTGGCCGCCCACGCGATACTCGTAGTACGTGATGAAGTCGTCGCCGACCCATCTCGGCGTGATCAAGCCCCGGGGAATCCACCACAATTCCTTGAGTTCGCCGAAGGGATTGCGGATTTTCAGCCAGAAGGCCTCCCCGAAGCTGAAATCCATGATCGTCGCCATCCAGAGCACGCGCCCCCCGTAGAAGGGGTTCGGCTGGCGGATTTTCTCCGCCAAGGCATGCCGATCCATCACGCGCCACTGGCTATCCTCACTCTTCTCGACCACCAGTGGCGCCTCCGGAAACGTGCGCATCAACCAGTTCAAGGGTGGCACGATCACCGACGAGTGCAGGGCCAGGGTGTCGGCGCCGTTCATGCCGATCCCGCGGTAGGTGAAGTCCGGGGGCTCAAAGGACCACGTTGCGCCTTCGACGGACCGGCTGATCGTCAGGGACTTGCCGGCGGCCCGCACGCCAGCCGGCAGGAGTTTGGTCATCAGCTCCTGGATCCGGTTGCCGTTGCCCTTTACGAGCGCGTCCACCGCAATACTCCTCTCAGATCGGCCGCCAGCCAGCGACAGCCTGGACGGCGGCGCGTCCCAGGGCCATGATCAGCGCCACGATGCCGTCGATGCGACCCGTGCTAGTCGCCTTGTCAGGTTTCAGGTTGCCCGCCGCGTCCTGCTGCACGGCGACGTTCGCAGCCATCCAGCGGAGCACGGCGTTCCCACCATGGGCCAAACGCCGTCCGAGAAGCACGGTCATCAACTCCTTGGTCGGTCCAGACATGGAGGCGAAGCCCTGCCCAAATGCAACCACCGTGAATCCGTCACCCAGCAACTGGCTTGACAGTTGGGTCGCGTTCCAGCGGTCGATGACGAGTTCCCGAATGTCATACCGCTTCCCAAGCTCGCCAAGGCGGGCGCGGATCACGTCGTAGTCCACGACATCGCCCGGTGTCAGTTCGATCAGTCCGTCGCGTTCCCACGCATCGTAGGGCACCCGATCCCGTAAGCATCGGGCGCGCAGTCCATTCGCCGGCACCCAGAATCGGCACACCGTCCGATAGCGATTCTCGGGCTCGGGGAACAGGAGGACCAGAGCCGACACATCCGTCGTGCTCGATAGATCGAGACCAGCGTAGCAGGACGCCCCCGCCGGTGGATCGCCAGGTGCCCCCGCATTCTTGTCCCACACGCCCAAGTCAATCCAACGGTCTGCCTGCTGTGTCCATTGATTCAGGTGGAGCCGGCGGAACGTGTTCTGGTACGCGGGCGAGGCCTTGGCGCGCTCACACTCCGCCTCGAGGTATTCCCGCTTCACCGTGATCCCGAAGCTTGGATTGGCCTGCTTCCAGACCTGTGGATCTGTCCAGTCGTCCTCCTCGCCAGCCGCGTAGATCACCGGGAGGAAGCTGTCATCGGGAATCACCCCATCCCGCACCTTGATCGCGTAATCGTGTAGCTCCCAGCAGACGGAATTGCGGTCCCACCCAGCCGTTGTGATCGCGACCACGATGGGCTGCCGCCGTGCGCCAATCGAGGTCGTGAGCACATCCCACAACTCGCGCCCCGGCTGCGCGTGGAGTTCATCAAAGATGATCCCATGCGCGTTGAGTCCGTGTTTCGTCGGGGCATCCGCAGAGAGGACCTTGTAACTGCGACCTTCGCGCGTGAACACGATGCTGCGACGGTAGATCTCGGATACAGCGCGGAGTGTGGGCTCGAGTTCCACCATGGCCTTCGCCTGCTCGAACACGATCGCCGCCTGGTCGCGATCAGCGGCGGCCGAGTAGACCTCCGCCCCCGGCTCGCCATCAGCGTACAGCAGATAGAGCGCGAGTCCAGCTGCCAGGGTGGACTTGCCGTTCTTCCGCGGCACCTCGATGTAGACCCGCCGATAGCGCCGCGTGCCGTCCGCCCGCTTCCACCCAAAGACATCGCGCACAATGCTGCGCTGCCATGGCTGGAGAACGAAGTGCTCCCCAGCCCACTCGCCCTTAGTGTGTACGAGCATGGTCTCGAAGAAGCCTACGGCATGGGCCGCCGCAAGCTCGTCGAACCAGAGGCCCGTATGCGCTGGGGGCTTACGCGAGGAAGCGTGCCGCTTTGTCGTCTTGGGCATCCATCGCCGCCTTCACCCGTACACTCTCCGCCGGGCCCAACCCGAACAGGGCCCCGAACTTGCGCACCGCATCCCACGCCTTCTCCGCACGCGCTTCCTGACTCACGTCATGGCGCGCCCGGGCCTCGGCCCGCAGCGCACGACTCACGGAGCAGCAGTAGCCAGCCAAGATCGTGCGATCAACCTTCCGCAGCACCTTCGCAGGGCCCAGCTCGCCGACCACGTAATCCCACTCCAACCGCGCGGGCGCGTCCAACCACTTCGGTGCATCCGGTACACCGGGCGCGAGATCCAAATCTTCGCGGATCCGGCGCTTGCCGGGATTCCCGCGGAGAATCTGCAGCGCGCGTGGCGTGGGCTTGCGTCCAGATTTCATGCGCAGTCCCCGCGCAACAGGATTTCCACAAACTTTGATTCGCGGTCGCGTGTGCGACGG